CACGCTAAGAGATTAGCAGACTATTTAGGATTACAGATGCAAGACATAGTTGATACAATAGTGTACGACTTAAAATAAAACAAAACAAATGAAACGAAGAAGATTAAAGTTTAGTGATTATTATAACCAAATAATACTAAATGAAGTAGCAGAAATATATGATGTAGAAAAACATAGGATATTTTTAGGAAGCAGAAAAAAAGAATTTATAAACGCTAAAAGATTATATATATTTATACTTAGAGAAGTTTTTTCATTAAAATTTATGGACATAGCGAGAATAACTAATTTGCATCATGCATCTATAATTCATCATGTAAAAGAATTTAGTTTTTTTTATAACAACACAGGATACAAACAAGATAAACGTAATTTTGAAAGGGTAGAAAATAGAGTAATAGAAGTAGAAATAGATGAAGAAATATTTGAATTAGAAACAAGATTAAAAGTAATACAAATACAATTAACCAAATTATATAAAATAAACAAACAAAAAAATGAAAGACAAAAAAGAGAAAGTCTACTTACCAAGTAGCATTAAGAACGTTGAAACCAAGTATGGAACTATGATGGTTGCTAACTTTAAAGTTGAAGAATTACTAGCGAACTCAAATAATGGATGGGTGTCTATGGTAATATCAGAAAGAAGAGAACCATCTGAAAAAGGTGCTACTCATTATGCTTATGTAAATGACTATGAGCCACCACAAAATAATGATGAGCCAAAGAAATCATTTAACAAGAAGGAAGAAAAAGATGACCTACCATTCTAATGATTAAATGGAAAAATACAACTTATCCTAGCACTTTCATCGGACTATCTGATGAACTTGCTAAGGTAAGAAGTATGTTATCTGCTGATGTATATAATCTTGACACAGAAAAATACAGAGGTAATCAGGAACACCAAATCCAAAGTCTAGGAATATTTGCAGAACTTGTTGCTAGACATCTGATGGAGAACAACAAAGGTGTAAGATATAAGGCTGCACCAATAATAGAAAGCAGACCAGTTGTTGAGGCTGACATTGTCATTGAAGGCATAGAAGAATATAACTATGTAGATGTTAAAGGTATTAAGTCTGCTGGAAATGCCCTCAGAGTCAATTTTAAAGCCCATAACAACCCTAAAAAGAAAATTACACACTATCTATTCATACAGCCCTTAAATGGCTTATACGCAAGATTTTGTTGGTTTACTCATGAACAGGTTAGCAAGTGGACTGTGGTTATGTCAACCTATACTGAGTGTTATGAACTTGAAATACAAAAACACAACTAAACAATGAAAGAACAACCAAACTACTATGCTATAATATCTGCTGAGGTTAGGTATGATGAAAACCTAACTGCTAATGCTAAATTATTATATGCTGAAATCACTGCACTACTCAATATGAATGGTGAGTGTTTTGCAACTAACAAATACTTTTCTAACCTTTATAAAAAGAGTATTGTAACAATTTCTAAATGGATTAGCGAATTAGTGTCAAATGGTTATGTATCAACCTATTACACATACAAGGGGGGTACTAAAGAAATTGATAGGAGGTATATAAGAATACTTAAAGGGGGTATTAAAGAAAACGAGAAGGGGGGTATTAAAGAAAACTTTAAGGATAATAATACAAGTATTAATACTAATACTACGTATAGTAATAATAAGGGGCGTTTTAAAAAACCAACCATTGAAGAGATTAGTAATTATTGTATTGAAAGAAAGAATAATATAGATGCAGAAACTTTTTATGATTTCTATGAAAGTAAAGATTGGAAGATAGGTAAGAACAAGATGAAGGCATGGAAGGCTTGTGTAAGGACTTGGGAGAAAAGAAACACTAATAAACCTCAAGGTATAAGTAAAATACACCTTCACCTGCAAAAGAATATGAATGTAAAAGAAAAACTAAAACAACAATTTAAACAATGAAACAGATAAAAACAATGACAAAAGAGGAACTGCTTATGGGTGCAGTAGATTTAATTAGTAAAACCTATATTGAATTAGGGCAAAACAATGTTGATGAAGATACAATAAGTGTTATGTCGCAAAGTTTAGCAGATGATTTGGCTAAGACTTATCAGAATTTTTACTTTGAAGATGCACAAAATGCCTTTAACTTAGGAGTAAGAAGTCCTATCAATGGTGATTTCATACATTTTAATGTGCCAACATACATGAAGTGGTTAAGAAAGCATAAAGCGTTAGTATGGGATGCAAGAGCCAAAGTAGATAAAGGTGAGAACCCTTTAGAAGTACCTAACTATAGACCTGAACCAAAACTATTAAAATGAAAATAACAAACTACGAATTAGAAGATGTAAAATCTTGGGATTACCCAGACTTTTGTGATGCTTTTATCAGTTATGCAGAAGATGAGAATGGTAAAGAGATGACTGAACAGCAGATAGAAGAATGGACAGAAAACAATGAAGAAGAGTTTTATGAAATGATTCAAGAGTCTTTAAGATGATAGATATAATAAAATATATTAATTATAATATAAAATTGAAATATATTTTTATATTTGTCAAATGAATACGAACGAGTTATCTATATTTACTATATTTTTTACAGTCATTTTTATTATTGGCTTGTATAAAACATTTAAAAAAATAGCATCAACAGATGGTAATAAGATAATTGATAACTTAGAAAGATTTAATGAAATAGAAAAACACAATGATGGAAACAATAACTAAAAAACCAAGAGAGTACAAAAGTATTAAGTGGATATTAAAAAACCACATAAAAAATAATGTTAGAAGTTTGTGGACTTATGAAGATGATAACTTTACCTGCATATACGATAACTATGATGGAGATATTAGAGTATACACAGTAAATCAAATGTTAAAATTTGTAGATAAATTAATCCTTAAAGAAAAAGAAGATGATAAAACACAGTAAATATTATTATGAAACTGATAGGAATGGATATACAACTAATAGCAGTATAAATCCAAAGATGTTATTAAGTAAAGAAGAACTAATGAAAGAAGAAGAAGAATCACCAAAGTTAAATTTTGACTGGCACTTAGACAAAGTATCAAAACAGATTACTGATTTGTTAAAGTCTAAGAATAAAGCGTATGGCAATACTGCATTAAATCCATCTAATGTATTCAGTAAGTTAGATTCTACTGAAGCAATATGTGCTAGACTAGATGATAAACTAGCAAGAATAAAAAACAAAGGTATCAATGATAAGACAGAAGATACAGTTGATGATATTATTGGCTATTTATTATTGTTAAAGATGTCAATGGAAAAATGAAAAAACCAATCTTTAGAGTGTTTGTTTCTTATGAGATCAGGAATAAATTAAAGGTTACCAGAAGAGTTAACACTGGAATACTAGACACCTTTGTTCTAACATCTAACATAAACGAAATAAAAAACGATAAAGAATTGATAGACAGAATATGTTACTTAAATAAAAAGAATCTAAATAAAGTAGAGATAACCATAACTAATGTAGATGTAGAAAATCAGTATGGTGAAACTACAGACAGGTTTGAAGAAGAATAAATTATGCCAAAGATTAGAAAGATAAGAGTAGAAGATAGAAAAGATAGTAGAGGTGGAGGTTACTCCAGAAGAAAGTTTACTGTTGCTGAAGCAGATGCTATCAGAGAAGAGTACAATACCTCAACACAAAAGATTACTATATCATCTCTCGCTAGAAAGTATAGTGTATCACAACCATTAATGTACCAACTAATAAAAGGAACTACCTATACAGAGGAGAGTAGGGGTAGTAGAGGGGGTACTAGGGGGTATAGGGGGGCTAGTAGGGGATAGGCATGGCTCTAAAGAAAGAAGCAAACGTACAATATAAGTTCTGTATATATATGCAGTTACAATATCCTCAGTTAAGATACTGTGCTAGTCTAGGTGGTATAAGAACATCAATGAAACAAGCAGTCCTAGCAAAGAAAACTGGCTATGTCAAAGGCTTTCCTGATATGCAGATATGCAAAGTCAATAGTAAGTATGCAGGACTATTCCTAGAAATCAAAGCAGACAAGACTTGTTACCCATCTAAAGAACAAAAGCAATGGGTTGCTGACCTCAACGAAGAAGGCTACTACGCTAAGGTAGTCAAAGGTCTTGAAGAGTGCATGGATGTACTCGATTGGTATATGAAAATACCTTAAACACTTTCACAATTTTTTAAAAAAACTTTTTACAAAAAAATCCTACTGAAACTGCTGGTGAAACTGCCCTGAAACTGCTGTGAAACTGCTAGGGATCTTCTATGTGCGTGTGTGTGCCTATATGTGCGTTCTATATACTGCACCAGGTTGAAAACCAGTTATTTAGAATTAATATAAATTAATATATTTTTAACATTTTATGTTATATTGTTAAAAAAGTTTATATATTTGCATAGAATTATTAATCAAAATAAAAAAAATTATGCAAAAATTTAATACAGATCTTTTTAAAAGTTACAAAACTAAAACAAAAAACAAATTAAGAATAATATTTGAGGAATTGGTTTTTATGCTAGTAATGGCAATATTTACTTATATTTCAATAATTATATTTTTAATTTACTATTAATCACTAAAAAATAAAAAAATGACTACAAAAGAAAATTTAAAATTGCAAATTGAATGGTTTAATTACTTTGCGGACTTTATCAAAACATATGATATAAATTTATATAATGACTCATGCGCTCATGCTGACAATATCGAAAGGCAAATTTTAGAAAATGAATTTATACAGTTTCCTGAGTTGGATGAGTTTATAAGTTGCCGAGAATGTACAGAAGAAGCCAAAGAAGACTCATATTTCTGTAGTGACTCATGCGCTGAAGACTATAAAAATAACTTAAGATTTGAGAGAGAGAGAGACGAAAACTAAAATAATAATAAAAAACTATAAAAAAATGAACGTAAAAATAAAAAATTATAAAGAGGTTAAAAATTTACTTAGTAAAGGTATGACAAACAGTAAAACGTCAAAAAATAATTTAGAAACTTATATTTTGTATTTAGCACCACATAAACAAAACAGTAAAAAAATAAACCTTTGCCCGAAAGCCTCGAAAGGTTGTGCGGTTGCTTGTTTATATTCAGCAGGTAGAGGTAGGTTTTCAAATGTAAAAAACAGCCGAATAAATAAAGCGGAATACTATATAAGCGACAAAATTAAATTTATTAATCAGTTAAGTAATGAATTAATAAAAATTGCTAATAGATCATTAAAGCAAAATAAAAAAATAGCAATTAGATTAAATGGCACTAGTGATTTAGACTTTATCGCGTTAATAAAAAAATATAACAATTTAGATTTGCTAAATGGTCAGCAGTTTAAAAACTTAGTTTTTTATGACTATACGGCAATTTTAGGCAAAATAAAAAAGTATATTAATACTAATTATAAATTAACTTTAAGTAGAAAGGAAGATAACGAAAGCGAAATTTTACAGGCTTTAAAAATTGGCGGTAATGTTGCAGCCGTTTTTAGAGATGATTTGCCAAAAAAATACAAAGGTTACAACGTTATTAATGGCGATACTAGCGACCTAGAAATGATATATAATACAAATGTTATTTTAGGGCTAAGGGCTAAAGGTGAGGCAAAGAAAGATAAAACAGGCTTTGTATTAAATTCTTATAACTTAAATTAATAATTAAAAAATATATATATTATGCCATCTGAATTGCCAAAATCAAATTTTTCTAACACTTTCTTAAGTATCCTGTTTATACTTTCGTTACTCTTTGGATCATGCTAAAACAATAACACAAAATTAATAATTAAACTATAAAACAAACATGGAAACAATAACAACAGACAAAGCAAAAGAATTAATTAATCAATCTAATGGGCGTATATTTTCAGCAACTTATATTAAAAAAGATCTAACTGAAAGAATTATGAACTGTAGAATTGGCAAACGATACAAAAGTAAAACAGGTAAAAAAGCGCCTTATGATCCTGAAAAATACAACTTAAAAAAAGTTTATGACATGAAAGTAAAAGACTTTAGAATTATAAACCTAAACACTTTAATAACTTTATCTATTAATAAAACTAAATACATAATAAAATGACAAAAGATATAAATTTTTATAGAGAATGTTTAAAAAGAGAATTAAAAAAACCATTCAACAAACAAGATTTCATGTACATGAGACATTTAGATGAAATTATAAACAAACTAAAAACAGATAAAAAATAATTAATTATGAAAAATCAAGAAGAAAAAAAAGAATCTTTCTACTGTGAAGAATGCTTTGAAGAAGAAATAGAAGAATATATAGAAAAATATGATGGAACGATTGTATGTTATTGTTGCGATAGCAAAAGATTAATAAAAGAATAATTAAACTAACACACAAAGCAATTAAGCCACTTTAAACGGTGGTTTTTTTGTGTTTAATATCTATATACTATACTACACATTTAAAGCCTTAAAACGTTTAATTATTCTTACTACTTTTTAATGATTTGTTTTTAAATAGTGTATTGTTATTGTTGTATTGCTGAATTTTTTTCTTTACTTATGCAACTTTGCACCAAAAAAAAAGAATATTTGCAACAATTTTACAAACTTTAAACCAGTTTTTAATTAATGTTGATATAAAAAAGAGGTGTTTTTGAATTCCGTAAACGTAAACCGATATATGCTTATTGCCACCTAAACGCACACACACAAAACCAAAGTTCAATTTTATAAAAGGTATGTTTTAGATAAACATCTATGTTGGGAGTTGGTATATACTTTGCGATATGAGCAATGATGTTTACTATAGGATGTGGCGAGTATAAGAGGTTACTATAAGTGATATACTCTTATAAGAGGCACGAAGTTAGTGTTTTAAAAATAAAGTTTTGCATAATTATTATACAATTTGGGAAAATGTTAACAAACTGATGTTCAATTTTATATAATAATTGTTAATGTGTATTAAAACTATTTTTGTATTTTGGCAAAATGAGTGAAGAAAAGAAGTTAGGTGGTGAGGCAATGAAAAAGAGAGGACACTCTATTGGCAAGATAGATGAGAACTATAATAAGACTGATAAGGTTTTGTTACCTAAAAGTAATGAGGTTAGAAGGGTTGCTAAGATGACTAGGAAATCTCTTGCTTATGCACTAGAGGGGCAACCAGTAAAGATAAAGATGGCATTAGATATATTATTTGAAGAAGACCCTAGAGCCTACATAGATGCAATAGCAAAACTAATGAACTACGCTATGCCTAAACTATCATCAACAGAAATAAAGAAAGATACAGATACTAAAATAGAAATCAACTTAAATGAAGGTGCTACCCTTGATGATATTAAAAATCAAATCAGAGGACTTGAAGATGCAGATGATATAGACTACGCTGAGGTAGATGAAGAATAAAAAATTATTAAAGTTCGCACTTGAAAAGAAACTTTGTGAAATGAGTTTCTATGAGTTTTTTAAGGCTGCTTGGATAGTAGTAGAACCAGCAGTACCTCTATCTACTAATTGGCATCATAAATATATATGCGATACTCTACAAGAAGAATGTGAGAGAATAATAAGACAAGAGCCAAAAACCAAAGACATAATTATTAACGTACCATTTAGAAGTACGAAGTCACTTATAGTAACTGTTATGTTTCCAGTATGGGCTTGGATAAAATCTCCTAAACTAAGATTCATTACTTCTTCATACTCTGCAACACTATCTATTGAACTAGCAACTAAAAGTAGAGATATAATATTTAGCGATTGGTTTAAGAAAAGATGGGAAGATGTATTTCACATTAAGAAAGACCAGAACCTAAAAGAGAGATACGAGAATAATCATATTGGTATGCGAAGAGCAACATCTGTTGGTGGTACTGTTACTGGACAAGGTGGAGACTTCCTAATAGTAGATGACCCCCTATCACCACAAATGGCAAACTCAGCAACAGAGAGAGATAATGCAAACGAGTGGTATAGAACTACATTCTACTCAAGACTTAATCAAGCAGACATTGGAGTTAGGATTATTATTATGCAAAGAGTACACGAAGATGATTTAAGTGGATTCTTGTTAGATAGAGAAACTAGATTAAACTATAAGCATATATGTATTCCTGCAACAAACACAGATGGCAATATAAAACCAAAATCACTAGAAAAGTTCTATAATAAAGATACTGGCTTGTTTTGGGAAGATAGATTTAGTCAGAAGGTGCTAGATGACTATAAAAACGCTTTAGGTACTTATGGCTATGCTGGACAACTACAACAAACTCCTACACCACTTGATAGTGGGATGATACATAGAGATTGGTTTAGGATAGATAGATTCAGAAAAGATGAAGCAATAGTAAATTTCATTATTGACCCTGCATATACTGCAAATCAAAAGAATGACCCCTCAGCATTATTAGCATATACCTACACAGAAAACAAATGGCAGATAGTAGATTGTGTTAATGTTAGAAAAGAATTTCCAGAACTTGTAAAATTCATTCCA